GGAGGTCCGCGCACGCAACGTCTACTCCCGCATCGAGGACCGGCGCATCGGGTCGTCCTTCGACTTCGAAATCTTGAACCACCCTGACGGTCCCGGTCTCTTGGAAGTAAAGAACGTGGACGGGTTGGTCTACCGCAACACGTGGACCGAGGAGGACGGCGTCGTCGAAGCACCGGCGCACATTGAGCTCCAGCTCCAGCATCAACTGTTGGTCACCGGCAGGACGTGGGGCGCCATCGTTGCCCTCGTCGGCGGGAACGACGTCAAAGTGATCATTCGCGAGTCGGATCCGGTCGTGCAGGGCGACATCATCGACGAGTGCGCGAGGTTCTGGGCATCCGTCCAGTCAGGTGTAGCGCCCGAACCGAAGTACCCCGAGGACGCCGGCGTGGTCGCTCGGTTGCATGCGCATGCCAACCCCGGCGAGGTCGTAGACGCGACCGGCGACATGGAGACCGACGACCTAGTGTCCCGGTACCGGCACGTGGCGTCAGAGATCAAGGGCCTTGAGGAGATCAAGGACTCCCTTAAGGCTCAACTGTTGACCCGCATCGGCACTGCCGAGAAGGTGCTCGGCAACGGGTGGTCCATCAGTGCCGGCATGGTAGAAGCGAAAGAGATCCCGGCGTTCGTTCGCCAGGCGTACAGAACTTTCCGCGTGAACAGCAAGAAGAGCAAGTAAAACAACACAACAACAACAAGTATGCTTAAAGCATCAGACAGCATCGCTAAGTTGGCAGCATCCCTCGCAAAGGCGCAGGGGCAGATGCGTGCCGCATTGAAAGACAGCGTCAACCCACACTTCCGGTCCCGCTACGCGGATCTGGCAGGTGTGTGGGAAGCGTGCCGGGAACCGTTGTCCGCGAACGGACTGGCAGTGATCCAGACCCCGGGCAACCTTGAAGACAAAGCCATCGAGCTCACGACCATCCTCGCTCACGAGTCGGGGGAGTGGATTCAATCGACGTTCACGATTCCCGTGTCGAAACCGGACGCGCAGGGAGTCGGGTCCGCGGTGACCTACGCTCGCCGGTACGCACTGGCATCCATGGTTGGCATCGTGCAGGACGACGACGACGGCAACGCGGCATCGGCAGGTGGACCGGCCAAGAAGCAGGTGACCATCCGTCGCGAGGCGCCCGAGCAGGAAGCCCCTACGGGGAGGCCGTTCAACCTCGACGAGGCGTTGAAGGCAGTGTCCACCGCGGAGAACATGGACGTTCTCAAGGCCGTGTACACCGACGCATACAACGCGGCTGACGCACTCGGTGACGATGCCGGCATCGCCGAGCTCGTGAAAGCTAAGGACGCACGCAAGGAAGCGCTGACCGCCAAGAGCGGCACGCCTTCGCGGGTTAAGGCAGCGATGGCGAAGGCTAAGACCGAGCCGGCACCTGCACCAGCACCAGAGAGCACCGACGACGTACCGTTCGACGCAGCACCAACGGAGGACAGCAACGGGCCCTTCTAGGGCCCTCACCTGGGGACATCATGAATAGAACTTGGATCACACCCGAGCAGTTAGCGGAACGACTTCAAGTCGCTCCAGGGACCATAGCAAACTGGCGCACGCGTCGCGTTGGGCCGAAATACATCCGCCTGGCGGGGAAGCGCGGGAGCGTGCGCTACCTCCTCGAGGACGTCGAAGCGTGGGAGAAACAGCAGAGAGAGGAGGTGGAGGCATGAGCACGTGCGATTGCGGACAACTTGGATGCCCGACCTGTGAACCTCCACTCATCCCGGGGTGCGCACCTGAACCGGTGCAGCAACCTGCAGGTGAGGAGCAGGTGTGGGCGCAACTGATCTGCCCGGTTCCGGTGCAGGCATTGGCGGCGCTTTGCGAGATTGCGCCAGCAGGTGCAGTGATTCGCCCAGGCGGGCAAACCTTCCACGAGGGTTCATTCCACAACGTAGTGGAGGTCGTGGTGCAGTAAACACAACAACAACAAGCAGTATGAGAAAACAACTACGCAAAATCGAAACAGTGGAGGAAGCGAAAAGCTACATCCTCGAACTGAGGAAGTTGAATAACAACAAGAACGCGCACATCCATTATTTGCGCAACAAATGCGATGCAGGTGGTGACGACAGCGCCGAGGTGATTGCTAAGCTGAAAGCGAACGTGCGGAACTTGCAAAAGGAGTTGGACGAGGCCACTCAGCGCAGGCGCTATGACAACGAGGAGTTTCAGAAACTGCGCAGTCACATTAGTCACCTCGAGCATGTGGTCAGGTGCAACAACGTCAACGAGCGCACCGAGAAGCAGAATAAAAACTACCAGACGCTGCTACTGAAACTCGTCGATCAGGACAAGCTCGTTGAAGACCAGGCCCAGCAGATCCGAGACCTCGAGAGCGCTCGGAAAAACGCTGGGTTCATGGAACGCTTGCGCTACCTGTTTGCGCTATGAGCCAGGTCAGACTTGTCGCATCGACGACGCCGGTGATCGAGGGGGTGAGGTCCGCGGAGGACCTCATCGTGTACTGCGCCCGGGTGAGCAACCCGGGAAACCAACTCAACATGGAAACGGGAGAGCGTCTCCTCCAGTACTGCATCAATCACGGGCACTGGTCCGTGTTCGAGCAGGCATCCATGACGGTGGAGATCCGAACATCCCGGGCGATTGCGGCGCAGATCATCCGGCACCGATCGTTCGCGTTCCAAGAGTTCTCCCAACGCTACGCGGAGGTGGCAGAGGCCGAGCCGGTGGAACTGCGCCTGCAGGCTGAGACAAACCGGCAGAGCAGCACGGAACCCGTTAAGTCCGAGTTCGTTGCGCAGCACATGCGGGACGCGATTGCATCAAGCCTCCATGCGTACCGGTTCCTCATCAAACAAGGGGTTGCACGCGAGTGCGCTCGGATGGTGCTCCCTATGGCAGCATCAACAACCCTGTACATGACAGGCAGTTGCCGCTCGTGGATACACTACCTGCAGCAGCGCTTGGACGCGCACACTCAGCTTGAGCACTGGCGTATTGCCATGGACATCAGCGAGTTGTGCTTTGCTCGAGTGTTTCCGACCGTGCATGCCATGCTGGCGGAGATGGCGGGCGCATAGAAAAGTCCTCACCCAACCCAACAACCCCATGTGAGCCAGTGGTTTGCATGGGGTTTTTCTTTTCCATAAAAAGTCACTTGACCCCACGAAGTCCCACGCTAGAGTCAGTGCCGTTGCAGACAACGCAACGCACAACAACATGAAACCAAAACACATCACCACCGGAGCGTTTGCACTGAGCACAGTGGACGCATTCATCATTGCAGGCACGGCTGACACGCCGCGGTTCCAGCTAGCGTTCATAGCGCTCATGCTGGTGACCATTGTTCTGGCGTTCACATCCCTCGCACAGGAGGACTTGCAATGAGCACCTACGCTGTTCGAGTCAACGGGGAGCTTCGCGGGTCCCTGCAGGGCAAGCGCAAGGCGCTCACCGCAGTCATCCGGTGGTGCCGTGGCGAGTTCGGCGGAGTCGCTGAGTTCATTGAGTACCGGGCAAGCCTGGGCGCTTGGATTGTCGGGCGCGACGGAACTCAGATTGACGTTAAGAAGGAGGTGCAGTTATGAGTACCTCCGAACGCATCCTCGCAGTGCTGCGCGAGCACCGTGAGACACTTCGATCCATCATCGCTTACCAGGACACCGTCACCGGTGAGTGGACCGTGCGCCCGAACCCAGAACTCGTCGAGCTGGACGAGCTCATCGCCATCCTGGAAAAGGAGGTGCAACCATGAGCCGCGACGGATTGCCATCATCATTTGATTCCTGGCTCACCAACAACCCATACGAGCAGGACGACGCACCCGAGTGCAAGGTATGCGGTGAGTGCATGGAGTGGCAGGAAGACGGCGACGAGGACGGACCCTGCGGTCGCTGGGTTTGTCCGAACGAGGAGGACCACGAATGAGCCTCTACCGACTCACCATTGCCGTCATCCTGGCGGCGCTTGTGTGCCTGGGAGGGTACGCCTGGCGCCACGATCGGCACAAACGATTCGCCCGGGCCTGGGCCGAGGAGATAATCAACCCCACCTACACGCTGATTCCATGAAAACACAACAACAACACGACGCGGTAAACCATCCCGCGCACTACACGCAACACCCCTCCGGGGTCGAATGCATCGCAATCGCCGAGCACTTCCCATTCAACGTGGGGAGTGCCATCAAGTACCTCTGGCGTGCCGGGCTTAAGTCGCCGGACCCGCTGGAGGACCTGCGCAAGGCGGCGTGGTACATCGAGCGGGAGATCAAGCGACTAGAAGGGCAGGTGCAGACTGCAGGGAAAACAGAACCGACGCGTTTCTGCGTTGGAAAACAATACCGTTCCAGGAAAGGGCAGTTGCTCACTGCACTCGCCAGAGTGAACGACAGGGTGCATTTCAAGACCGACGACGAAGACTATTTCTGGACCTCGTGGGGCGACGGATCTGCTTTTGAGGAGGTGGCGGAATGAGTCGCGAGTGCTACGGGTGCGAGCGCTGCAAGGCACCCTCCACCAAACTACCACCATCCCGCTTGGAGATTGCCATGCACCTGTTCGCAGCAATGCAGGCGAATGCCGACCTCACCCACCTGACGGACATGGACTTTGCGGAAGCCGCGGTCGAGCAGGCCGACACGTTGATCGCAGTGGAGAAGAGCAAGAAACACAACTCCATGCCGGGACTGTCGAAGGAGGTGGCGGAATGAGCGCATGGCTGTGCCCATGTTGCGGAGGAACCGGATGGGCAGGCTCGGACTGCCAGCAGCAACGGTGGATCCCGGTCGAGGAGCGGTTGCCGGAAACACGAGATGCCGTGCTGGCGTTGTTGGTGAGTGGTATGCAATGGGTCAAACAGTACGACGAGCAGCATGGCTGGAACACAGGCGCGCAGGTGACCCACTGGATGCCGTTGCCGAAGTTACCGAAGGAGGTCGCGCCATGACCGAATCCGAAGTTCGTCAGCGCATGCGTGAGCTCGTGGCCGAACTGGCGAACCTCATGCTCTCGCTCGAGACCCCGGAACTGACCTACCTGGCCAACGTCACCGGCGGGGAGTTCGATGGGCAGACCATCGGCGTGGCGATTGTGATGGCCAATCCTGAGGACGAACGCGGCGATGAGCTCTCCTGACCCTACCTTCCGCATCCAACACCGGGAAACCGGCTGCTGGCTCTCCGCTGACCGCGACCGTGACGCGTGGGTGTCATTCAAGGACATCCGGTGGGCGACCACGTTCCGATCCGCGGAGGATGCCAAGCACGCGTGCCGCTTGTTCGGGTTGACACCGGACCGATACAGGATAACGTCCTCAACAGCGATGCCGGTTAACAACTGAGGGTGGCTGGCATCGCGGGGAAATGGCCCGTCCTCCGAGTGGGGGACGGGTTTTTTCGTGCCTTCGTGTACCCACGACACATCACGCATCCCAACGCCATCCCACAGCAAGTGGGCTTGTCTACGCTTCTCACGTGTAGACACAGAGACGAGTAGACAGAAGTGTAGACGCGCAAGTCGTTGTTCGTCTACGGAATGCGGGGTGTCTACTCTGTCTACATAACCCCATTAAAAAAAACGTGGGGTATATGTATATATGGCGCCACGTAGCCTCCCACGTGTTCCACGAGATTTTGGTCGTCCTGCGTTTTTATGTGTAGCACGTGTAGACAAGTCGCAAGTCGATGTCGTGCAATGCTTTGCGAGGATTCGAGACGTGTAGACGCGTGTAGACAAGCGTAGACAAGCGTGTAGACAGGGCGGATTTTGGAAGTGTAGGCATTGCGTTTTTTGCAACGGGTTCCACAATCAAAACCATGGACGCTCAAAAGCAGCGAGGCAGGACGAAGGGTTCCAAGAACCGATACACCAAGAGTTTACGGGACGACATCCTGGAGGCATACGAACGGGTCGGTGGCGTGGAGTACCTCGAGATGCTCGCGAAACTGGACCCTCGGACCTTCTCAAACATCCTGGTCAAGATCCTCCCGACCCAGGTTACCGGCGCTGATGGCGGGGCGGTGAAGATCGAGGTCATCACCGGCATTGACCGCTCACCGGACGACCCGTTGCCCGACGACACCCTGTAGGCATGGGAGAGCGCATCGACCTCGGCTACGCGCCCCGGGAGTGGCAGCGCAAGGTCCACCGCGGGCTCAAGCGCTTCTCGGTGGTGGTCATCCACCGGCGGGGCGGGAAGACCGTCATGGCCGTCATGGAGCTCATCCACGCCGCACTCACCTGCCGCAAGGTGGAGGGTCAGTTCGGCTACGTGGGGCCCCTGCTCAAGCAGACCAAGAAAATCGCCTGGCGCTACCTCAAGCGATTCAGCGCCCCCATTCCCGGCATCAAGATCAACGAAAGCGAACTGAGCGTCACGTTCCCCAACGGGGCGCAGATCACGCTGTTCGGCGCGGACAACCCGGACTCCCTGCGCGGACTCTACTTCGATGGCGTGGTGCTCGATGAGGTCGCCGACATGAAGCCCGAGACGTGGGGCGAGATCCTTCGACCGGCGATTGCAGACCGCAAGGGATGGGCGCTTTTCATCGGCACGGTGAAGGGTGTCAACCTGCTGTCGGAGAAATACTTCGAGGCATTGGGGAACGCCGAGTGGTTCACCGCGAACTACACCTGCTACGACACCGGTGCCCTATCCCCCGAAGAGATTGAATCCATGCGTAACGACATGAGCGAGAACCAGTTCAAACAGGAGATGCTGAACGATTTCAGCGCATCTAACCCCGATCAGCTAATCGCCTTCGAGACCGTGCAGGAGGCAACAGGCAAGCACCTCGCGCCGCAGGACTACGAGCACTCCCCGCGGATCCTGGGCGTGGATGTCGCCCGGTACGGGGACGACAAGAGCGTCATCTTCGGGCGCCAGGGTCTCGCATCGTTCGAGCCGCAGGTGTACCAGGGCTTGAACAACATGGAGCTCGCCGCGAAAGTCGCGATCGCAATCGTGGACTGGAAACCAGACGCGGTGTTCATCGACGCGGGCCGCGGTGAAGGGGTGATAGACCGTTTGCATCAACTCGGGCATGCTGTCATCGGCGTGAACTTTGGTGGTGTTCCGACCAAACCGCAGTTCGTGAATAAGCGTGGAGAGATGTGGCACGACATGGGAGTGTGGCTTAAATCGGGAGCGAGCATCCCGAACATACCGCAACTGAAAATCGAACTGTGCGCACCCACGTACAGCTACGCGAACGCCGCGAACAAGTTCGAACTCGAGTCGAAAGACGACCTGAAGAAGCGCGGCCTGCCCTCACCGGACATCGCCGATGCGCTCGCGTTGACGTTCGCTTACCCCGTGGCGCCGTCCCGGGGCCCTGGTGCGAATCTGCACGCCGGCGGGCATGCGTTAACCGAGTACGACCCTTTCGCTTGACGTGTGGAACTGACACACAACGATTGAACGCATGACGGATTTGAGCATCGACCACTCCCGCGCCATCGAGGATCTCGAGGGGCGCATGCTGCGCGAGGAGCAGGTCGGGTGTCCGGTGACGCACCACTTTGCGCCCGGCGTCTACGTGCGCGAATGCCGCATGCCTGCCGGTTCCATTGTTGTGGGACACATGCACTCCACCGATCACGCCAGCATCATGGTTGCCGGAAAGGCACGCGTGCTCGTTGACGGGCAGGTGAGGCAACTGGTCGCACCGTGCGTCGTTCACGCCAAAGCCAACACGCGCAAGGTCGCCTACATCGAAGAAGACGTGGTGTGGATGAACGTGCATCCCACCGACGAGACCAACATCGAGCAACTTGAGGCGATGCTCATCGTCAAGAGCGAGACTTTCCTGCAGCACGAACTGGAGATCCAGCAAGCGCTGCAGCAACTCAACCAATCAACGAGCAACTGACATGTCTTGGGTCGCAACCGCAATCATTGCCAGCGCCGTCATCGGCGCAGGTTCTTCCGCAATCATCGCCAACCAGAACAAGCCCAACATCCCAAAGAATCCCGGGGATGCAGATCTCCAGGGCAACCAGGACATGGCGACCAACGCGAAGGATCGGCAGAACCGCGCTCGTCAGCAGGCACTCGCCGCATACGGGCGGTCCGACACCGTCCTGACGGGTCCGAGCGGGCTCGGCGGCAATGGTCAAGGCACCCCGAACAACTTTCAGCAGATGGGCAAGACGCTGCTCGGCCAATAACCTCGCCGCATGGAGACCAAACGCCAGCAACTGGAGAAGATGCGACAGTCGCTCAAGACCGAGCGTGAAAGCTTCATGCCGCACTGGCGGGACCTCTCCGACTACGTGATGCCGCGCCGGGCACGCTACACCATCTCGGAGCGCAACAAGGGGGACCGGCGCAACAAGAAGATCATCGACTCGACCGCGACCTTGGCCATGCGAAACCTCATGGCGGGGATGATGTCGGGCTTGACCTCACCCGCACGCCCCTGGTTCGCGCTTACCACGCCTGATCCAGCGCTCGCCGAGTTCGGTCCGGTCAAGTCCTGGCTCGATGACGTGACCAAGCGGATGCGCACGATCTTCCTCAAGTCGAACCTCTACAACGCGCTGCCGCTGCTCTACTGTGACCAGGGCCTGTTCGGCACATCGGCCATGGCGGTGCTCGAGGACGAGCAGGACGTGATCCGGTGCTACTCGTTCCCGATTGGGTCCTACTGCATCGCGCAGTCTCACCGGCACACCGTGGACACCTTCGTGCGCGAGTGGGCGATGACGGTGCGCCAGTTGGTGCAGCGCTTCGGATACGAGAACTGTTCACGCTCGGTGCAGGAGCAGTACGACGCGGGCAACTACGAGGTGTGGATCGACGTGGCACACATGATCCACCCCAACGAGGAACACAACCCGGAGAAGCTCGCGGCCAAGCACAAGCGATTCTCGTCATGCTACTGGGAGATCGGTTCGGACGAAGAGGGCAAGTTCCTCGACGAATCCGGGTTCGACGAGTTCCCGATCATGGCGCCGCGGTGGAATCTCACCGGCGAGGACGTCTACGGGCAATCCCCCGGGATGGACGCACTGGGCGACATCCAGCAACTGCAGGCGATGCAGCGGCGCATGATCCAGTCGGTGGACAAGATGGTGAACCCGCCGATGGTGGCGCCAACCTCCATGCAGAATAAAAAAGCCTCCCTGCTTCCAGGCGACATCACCTACGTGGACACCACGCAGGGTTCGACCGGGTTCAAGCCGGCGCACGAACTGCGCATGCCCCTGCAGGAGCTCCAGGTGCTCATCAACGACACGCAGATGCGGGTCAAGCGCTGCTTCTACGAGGACCTCTTCCTCATGCTCGCCAACTCCGATCGCCGGCAGATCACCGCACGCGAGATCGAGGAGAGGCACGAGGAGAAGCTGCTGATGCTGGGGCCGGTGCTCGAGCGTCAGAACGAGGATCTGCTCGACCCGCTGATCGACCGGACCTTTTCCATCATGCTTCGCCGCGGGGAGCTACCCCAGCCGCCCTCCGAGATCGCCGGCCAGGATCTGAAGGTCGAGTACATCAGCATCATGGCGCAGGCGCAGAAGCTCGTGGCCACGGCAGGCTTGGAGAGATTCGTAGGATTCGTAGGCAACCTCGCCGCAGCAAAGCCCGACATCGCCGACAAGCTCGACTTCGACCAGGTTGTGGACGAGTACGCGGACATGCTTGGCGTGCCGCCGAAGATCGTGCGACCCGACGATGACGTGATGAAGGTGCGTCAGGCACGCGCCGAACAGATCGCGCAGCAGCAACGGGCCGAGCAACTGCAGCAGGTGGCGCAGGGCGCGAAGCTTCTCTCCGAGACCGACATGGGCGGTGATTCAGCGCTCAGTCGCATGGCAGCAGGGCTTGGCGCCGGGGGAGGCATGCGATGAACGCCGCAGATCCGCAGAAGGTTGCCGAGGTCGAAGCCAAGATCAAGCGCAAGGCCAACGTCGAGGACGAGGACCTGCGCTTCGTCATGTCCACCCCGCAGGGGCGTCGCGTGATGTGGCGCATGCTCTGCACCACCGGCATGCGCAGATCCTCCTACACCGGCAACTCCGAGACCTATTTCCGCGAAGGTGAGCGCAACGTGGGCCTTCGCATGCAGCAGGAGATCGAGCGCATCGCCTTCGATGAGTACCTGCTCATGCTGAAGGAGGCGCGTGCTCACGATGCTGGTTGACGGTTTTCGTCCTGTATCACCACGCTGAAAGCACCATGGCATCTGCTGTCATCCCTAAGACAAACGCTCAGGACACTGCGCAAGGTCCTGAGGTGCAAGCCTTGCAGATTGGAGAGATCGCCAGCAACCGAACGACAGGGAAGCTTTACCTGCGCAAAGACGCTGAGACCCTCGCATCGTTCAAGCCCGTCGAAGACCTGGTGGTCGCAGACGTGTCAGGCGCCGCGCCCACGGACAGTCCAGCTTTGACCGGCACACCGACGGTCAATGGTCAGCCCATTCTCAAGAACGGGGACCATCTAACCGGTGGAACCTACTGAGATAAAACAACATGGCTAATCCCATTATTCCAAAAACAAACGGCACGCTGGGCTCGTCCTCCGCGCCGTCAGCGCAGAACCTGCAGGTGGCTGAAATCGCGTCCAACGCGTTTCTCGGTCGCTTGTACCTCAAGTCCGAAGACAACTCGGTCAAGGAGTTCAAGGCCGTTTCCGACATCAGCGCAAGCGATGTTGGCGCAGTCGCCTCCTCGAGCGTTGGACAAGCAAACGGTGTCGCACCGCTCGACGGCAGTGCGAAGATCGACTCGTCCTACTTGCCGAGCTACGTCGATGACGTGCTCGAGTTCCAGAACGTTTCGGCGTTCCCTGTAACCGGCGAGACCGGCAAGATCTACGTCTCGCTCGACGAGAACGTCTCTTACCGTTGGAGCGGTTCGAGCTACATCGCCATCGTCTCTGGTGGAGCACCCACCGGCAGCGCAGGCGGGGATCTCTCCGGGTCCTACCCGAACCCCACGGTCTCCAAGATCCAGGGGCAATCGGTGTCCTCGAGCTCACCCTCGAGCGGCCAGGCACTCGTGTTCGACGGGTCCCAATGGTCACCTTCGACGCTGAACTTCCCGGACACCGGGATGACGGAGTTGACGGGCGATGTGAGCGCCACCGGTTCTGGGTCAGTGTCCTCCACGGTCACGAAGATCCAAGGCCAATCGGTCTCTGCAAGCTCCCCTTTGAGCGGACAGGTTCTCGCGTGGAGCGGGTCTGAGTGGATCGCGACCACACCTCAGAGCTTCATCGACACCGGGATCACCGAGTTGACGGGCGATGTGACGACTGCAAACGGCAGCGGAACGCAATCGGCAACGGTTGGCGCTTTGCGCGGTTACGCAATCTCCTCCTCGGGTCCTGCAAGCGGACAAGCGCTCGTGTATGACGGGTCCAGCTACGCACCCACCACGGTGATCAAGGACGGCGACGCCATCGTTGGCGGCACCTACTAAGCCGTGACAGTCAGCCTGGCCCATCTTCACGGTGGGCCGGGCACCAAGTGAATCGAACTTCCAGAGAACATGCCGACCAATCCAATCATCCCGAAGAGAAACTCAGCAGCAGGCAATGCAACCGCCCCGCAGGCTTCCGCATTGCTACTCGGTGAGATTGCGACAAATACGTCCACCGGGACATTGTTCCTCAAGAAAGAGGACGGCACGGTCGAGAAGTTCGGCTCATTCAACAAGACCCTTGTTGTCGGCATCGACGCGCAGACAATCCAAGGGTGCATTGATTTGGTCAGCGGTGCGACGGCATCCAACCAAACGCAGATCCTCATCCCTCCTGGCGTATACAACGAGAACCTCACGCTGAAAGTGTGCGTGTCTCTGGCAGCAACTGGGGGGAACAACGGACAATCGTCCGTCGTGCGCATCAACGGCACGCACTCGCTCACCGGCGGTGCAACTGCCGGTGACAATATCATCCAGCTTTGCGGACTGCGGCTCGACTCCACCTCTTCGAGCAGTCCAACCCTCTCGCTCGCAGCAAGCGGCGCCCCGGGTCTTCTTGTCCACCTGCAGGACTGCATGGTCGGCAACACATCGACCAGCACCACTTCGGTCGGCGTGCTAGTGGGCGCAAACGTGGTGCTCAAATGCGCCAACGTCAAATCGCTTGGCAACAGCACGGCAGGGCAGGGAGGCATCCATTTCGACATCAACGGCGGAAGCCTGTACGGGTCGAATCTTTCCACTGAGTTCGGCACCAACGCGTTGACGCTGCGCGGAACCAACGGTGCGCTCAAACCCTACGTCGAGCTCAAGTGGTCGTCGCTGTCTTGCTCCGGGTCGAACCTGGTCAACATCACCAGCAATACGGCACTGCTCACGGCAGGGTGGAGTTTGTTCGAGAACCTTGCCACGACCGGCAACGGGGTCAACATCGCCGCGGGTTCTGTCATCGGCGTGTTCGACTCCACGTTCGCAATCAAGGCAGGCGCATCGAACTACGTTGTAACGGGCGCCGCCGGCAGTGCGTACTACTCGTTTTCCAACAGCTACAGCAACGCCACGGGTGCCCCGTACGAGACCAAGATCGGCTCGAACGTCGCGCAGTTGCTCTACAGTTCGAGCCTGCCCAGCGCTATCACGGCGCTGACTGGGGACGTCACTGCATCGGGCACCGGGTCGGTCGCAGCAACACTCGCCAACTCCGGTGTCACGGCAGGTTCATACGGCGGCGCAAATGCAGTGCCCGTGCTGACGATCGACGCCAAGGGGCGCATCACCAGCGCTTCGACTGCCGCCGTCTCTTCTGGCGGCATGACCACCCCGGTGCTCACCAGCATCACGGGCAACGGGTCAACAACCACTTTCAACATCAACGGGTACACGAGCAACGAGGCGAAGAACTACCTGGTCGTGCTCGGCGGCGTGCCTCAGTCCCCTGACGGCACCGCGTACACCATCAACAACGGGCAGATCGTTTTCTCGGCAGCACCGGCAAACGGTGTCACCGGCTACGTGGTGGCCTACCAGGCGAGCATCACGCCGAGCAGCAACTTTGCGACCGAGACCAAGACCGCGACCGCAAACCAGACTCTCTTCACGCTGACCTCGGCAACCTACACCCCGAGCAGCGGGTCACTGCGCGTGTTCCGCAACGGTCTCCTGCTCACCCCGGGAGACGATTACGCTGAGACGAACTCAAGCTCCATCACGCTCACTTCGGGCGCTACAGCGGGCGACCAGTTCGTGTTCCTGGTGGGACGCATCGCCAACGACAGCACGGTGTACCAGTTGGCGGCAACCGGATCGGTGTCCCGCGGCGTGGCATCGAAGCTTGCGGAGTTCGTGTCGGTCAAGGACTTCGGTGCGGCTGGCGACGGGACGACAGCGGACAACGCGGCTTTCTCCGCAATGGCGTCAGCCATTGGATACGTTGTGGTGCCAAAGGGAGATTTCCTGCTCACCACAACCAACATCGACGTGCCAATCTTCTTCACCGAAGGCGGCGCAATCAAGGTCAACACCTCAAACACGGTTACGTTGCGCAACCGGATTTCGTCCTCGAAGCAGCAAATATTCAAGGGCGATGGAGACATCAGGTTTGCTTTGAATGGAAACCTTGGAGAAGACAGCAAGCACGCGCATGCGGCATGGTGGGGAATCTTCCCGGTCGGACAAGCCAACACGCCTCAAACCGCTGCCTTCAACAAGGCGCTTGCCGCGTACACATCAATCCCGCTGAGAGAGGGCACGTTCGAACTGGACATCGGTTCATACCTGCTCGACGGCACAATCACCATCCCGCGTGGCGTTCATTTCAAAGGTGCCGGCACTCGGCTGACGATCTTTGATTTAATCGGAAACAACTACACCGCCATTCAGACAAGTGTTGGCGGATCTGCTTGCAGGATAACTGGCATCCAGTTTGAGCGACCGATAGGTTCCGAGGCTTATTTCGATGGGTCTCAAATCAAACTGAATGACGGAACACACATGGTGGATGACGTCCGCTTTCAGTCGGCAAAGATTGGAATCGAGGTTACGGAATCCGCGACCCATGCACGAATCACCAGGATTGCTGGCTTCTACAACGAGCAGCCTGATGGCGGATACCCCGCAGACAGCGCGATGATTTGGGTCAAAGGGGACGGATGTCAGATTGATAATGTCAGTCTCGTTACCACAGCTTATGGGCCATCTAGCATTGTGTTGGCTGGCTACAACTCGACATCCAGCGTTGTAGATTTGACCATAAGCAACGTCCAGCACACCGAGAAAAGCCGCGGTGTAAAACTGTGGGCGACCTCAAACATCAGCATCATCAATGTATTCATCAATGGTGTCGTGTTCTTTGGCGATGATGCGCTTAACGTTGATTCGCTGATTGACATCACAACAGAGAGCACGGCAGTTGTTTCGAACGTTGTCATTGAGGGTGTAACCTCAAACAACAAGGCAAACAACCTGCTGACAATCAATCAGGGCAGCAGTGGAGTCTGCGAGAACATCACGTTTGCAAGCGGGTCCGCAAACTCAAGTTCGGTAAAGGCAGCGACCCTCACGCGGACTCTTGGAACAATCCGCAACATCGTCATCGGGGACGATGTAAACGCAAACCTCAACGCCACTCCTGTTGTCCAGTCAGGCGATACTGCATTTTTCCAAAACGTATACATCTCACACCGACTGACACCGAGGGTCGCGCAACCTAGCTACAACTGGTATTTCAGCCAGCTTCCTAACGACACCGCGACCTCAATATCTACCGGCAACTCGATATTCTCGGGAGCGATCATCGTGACCGTTGGGACAACGCAATACGGAATGTTCGTTGTTCGTGCGGCGAGCACTCCGGCAATCACTCAGATGATCACGCCGTCATCCAACATCAACGCCATCACGGGCGCGTTGGCCGGTACCACAGGGACTTCTGGGAAGTTCACGGTAAGTGCTGCATCCGACGGAAAGATCTACCTCGAAAATCGCCTCGGGTCTGCGCAGAACGTCAACATCACGCTGATGTCAGCGTCCTCCTAACGACACCATCAGCGGCAATCTAACCACCTATGAGCAAAGCATTTAATAACGCCACCAAGCTGAACGACTTCGTTAGCGTCAAGGACTTCGGTGCTAAGGGCGACGGAACGACGGATGACACGGCGGCGATTGTATCCGCTGCATCAGCATCACAGAGGATTAAGTTCCCTGCATGCTCTGGCAGTTATGTCATCAATCTGACGACGGCAAACGCTTCGAGCGTTCTTGCCGCGTTGGACGGAATGCAGACAGATGTCCCATTGACAATCAATCTTGGGTCGGGTGTCTACAACTTCACGCAAAGCCTCAAGCTCAATCCTCAGAACGGCGGGCTTGTGACGCTGAAAGGGGCAGCTCCAGTCGCACTAACCATCACGTCTGGAACGCCCACGGTTACCGCGACGCTGGTATCAGGAAACAGATACGAGTACGCAGTGCAGATTCCGGTGTCTTCATCGACCGGAGTGGTTGTTGGAGACTGGGTTGTCGTTGAGACGACTGGAGTGAGTCTGTCTGTCAGTTCGTATGACGAAACGCAAAACGGCGTTCGACGCAAAGAACTTGATGGACTGTGGGAAGTCACGGCAGTCGCCGCAAACTCTGTCACCGTCAAGAACAAGAGTAGGCAATCTTCCAACCAGTTCCCGGGTGCTGGAACCATTGCTGCCGCAACAGCAAACTTCACTGGCGGATCTATTACCAAGCTTCCCACTGTGCTCAAGTTCGCCGGCGTCAATGGCCTTGCGGTCGAAGGCGCAATGGGGCTCATTCAAGACGTTGCCATTGTTGGCAACAACGCAGGCTCAAGCACGATTGGAATCAACCTCGACAGCCTGGTTAGCGGCGATTCAGAAACGCGTTCTGTGGGCTTGTACAACGTAGGCGTCGCAAACTTCACCGGGCCCGGCGTCAACGTCAACGGAGCAAACTCCAGTGCAAGCGGGATACGTGTCTTCTCGTCGGGTCATGGGTCGCACGGGTTCAGAGTTGCTTCGGCAAGGGCCTCGTTTACTTACTCCATGGCATCTGGTTGCGGAAACTCTGTTGGAAACGGGTTCTTCGCGACGAACAATGGAAGCCTGCTTTGCAGTAACTCCAGCGCAACCGGCGTCCGAAACACCGGATTCATTAGCAACCGTTCAAGCTCTGTGACGGCGGAGTCGTGCTTTGCGTGCAACAACGGTAACTACAACGACGAAGTAGCTGGGAGTTGGGCGGACGCAGAGGGCAAGGGGTTTGAGTCCGAGTCGGGTTCAATCATGATGTGCTCGTCTAGTGTTGCCGTTTTCTGCACGGAGCTCGGGTTCTATGCGCTTGCCGGGTCAATGTCGTGCGCTGCGTCTTGCGTGTCCTCCGGGCACCTGCACGCGCACGGCTTTTACTGCATCCTCAGTTCGTCAATGGAGACGAGGTACTCGGTTGCAAGAAACAATGCGAGCAAGGGGTTCTACGCTGGCAATGCTTCCCGGATGGACGCGAGAAACACTCGCTCAGAAGGCAACGTGTCTTTTGGATACTACGCACTGTCAGGCTCGACTATCGACGCAACCGATTACACGGTACTCGCATCCGCTACGTTTAGCCCAACACCTGATTGCGGTGGCGCCAACACCATAACCACAGACAACACCACTACCGAACCCGGAACGAAGTTGATTCTAAGGCGCGGTTCAACCCTGATGATTGCAACGGACGCCATCACGGTCACGCACAGCTTTCACAGCATCGACACGGAAGGCGCCGCCGCGACAGACAACCTTGCAACCATAAATGGAGGTGCTGACGGTCAAGTGCTGGTTCTCAGAACATTGAGTTCCGGGCGTGATGTCACCGTAAAACATGGCACAGGGAACATCTTCTTGTCGGGTCAAGCCGATCGAGTGCTAAACCATTACCGCGACAAGATCACCCTGATCTACGACAGCATTGACGCAAAGTGGAGCGAGATTGCGTTCGGCGATTCAGCGACCTAATCAGCAAAGAAAAGGAGACCTTAACCACCGCACTACATGCCACTTAGCACGCTTCAACATCCGATGATGGCCTTCGACGGAGGGGCCTTGGGATTTCGCAACAGACTCATCAACGCCGACATGCGCATCGACCAGCGCAACAGTGGCAACGCGCTGAACATCACGGCATCCAACCAGTACCTTGTGGATCGCTGGGCGGTATCCGCAGGCAGCGCGGTCAGCGGCACGCTCACGGCGCAACGGGTGGCCACATCGGCCCCGGGCGGGGCGCAGTTCGCGGTCAGGCTTGCACGCACGGCAGGCACGTATGTCGGGTCGCTCGTGCTCGTGCAGGTGATCGAGAGCACCAACTGCTACGACCTCGCCGGCAAGACGGTGACGGTGTCCTTCCGCGCACGCAAGGGATCCTCGTACACCGCTTCCCTGACGGCATCGGTGGTGACGGGAACCGGGTCAGACGAAGGGGTCAACGGGACCACGGGCAGTTCGTGGACGGGCTACGCCGCGCCGGCAAGCCTGGCGCCATCACTGACCACGAGCTTCCAGACATTCAGCTTCCAGGCGACGCTGGGCGCATCGGTTCAGGAAGTCGCGGTCCACTTCAGCACCGGCAACTTCTCGGGCTCAGGCTCGGCCAACGACTACGTGGACATCACCGACGTGCAGTTGGAGATCGGGGTCGCGGCCACGCCGTTCGAGCGGCGCCCCTTCACGTTGGAGCGTGCGCTTTGCCAACGCTACTACCAGGTCTTTAGCAACGTGACCATCGAGGGCTACGCTGCTGCCGGCAACCAGCGTGCAGTGCAAACGCCGGTTCCTTTCCCGGTCGCGATGCGCATCACGCCGGTGAGAACCACGCTCACCAACGGCACGTACACCAACGTCAGGAGCAGTTCGAACGTGTACGCCGGGCTCATCCCGAAGAACTCGCAGTCGGCCACCGCGCTGGTCGAAGCAACTGCAGCGGGCTACACGCAGTGTGTCGATCAGGTCGAAGCATTTGCGGCGGAACTGTGAGTTTTCCATGGACGCTTTTCAAACCATCTCACCACGCTGAGAGAAAGCTATGTCTGACACCTTAATCGCCGGCTCTCAAGCTTCACTCACGAGCGGGCAAACCAGTGCTGACGGAACGAACCAAGCAACCCAGCAGGCCGCGGCGAGTGCCGATGGTCAAACGCAGGGGCAGCAACAGTCCGCCACGTCAGCGGCCACAACCCAGAGCAATGCCACCAGTGGCAGCGCCCAGCAAACGCAGACCCAGAACCAGGCTTACGAGCTCAAGGTGCCTGAGGGTGCGAACCTGGATGCCTCATACCTCGAGCAAACCAAGGCCCTGGCCAAGGAACTTGGACTCTCGCAGGAGGCCGCGCAAAAGCTGGTCGAACGCGACGCGGGACTCATGTCCTCAGTGAGCGAGCGAAACACGGCTCAGGTGCGTGAGAAAACCGAACAGTGGGCAAAAGACGCTGAAGCCGACAAAGAGATCGGTGGAAGCAACTTCCAGTCGAGCGTAACCGACGCGAGAACCGCGTTGGATAAGTTCGGCACGCCCGAGTTCAAGAACCTGCTGAACCAGTCCGGGGTAGGGAATCATCCTGAGTTGATCAGGCTGCTTGCCCGGGTCGGTAAAGCCATGCGCGAGGACAAGATGGTGACTTCATCGTCCCAACCCGCACGTGATCAAAAATCATTCGCCGATGCTTTCTACCCGAGCATGGCAAACAAATCAGAGTAACAACCTATTATGGCTACACTTGCATCCAATGTCGCAACGCTCGCGGATCACGCGAAGCGGCTCGACCCAGACGGCAAAGTTCCGATGATCGTGGAACTTCTGCGCCAACGTAACACGATCCTCGACGACATGTTGTGGAAGGAAGGGAATCTCCCGACCGGACACCGCACGACGGTTCGCACCGGTCTTCCGACCGTGACGGCACGTCGGTTGAACGAAGGGGTCGTACCCTCGAAGTCCACCACCGCTCAGATTGATGAGCAGTGCGCGATGTTCGAAGCGATCTCCGAAGTGGACGCTGACCTCGTCAAACTCAACGGCAACGACGCAGGCTTCCGCCTCTCAGAGGCTTCCGCCTTCATCGAAGCGATGAACCAGACGATGGCGCAGACGCTCTTCTACGGCAACGCCGGGATCACACCCGAATACTTCACCGGGTTCGCACCTCGCTACGCTTCCCTGTCGGGAACGAACAGCCAGAACATCCTCAGCGCCGGTGGCGCCGGTTCGGACAACACGTCCATCTGGCTCATCGCGTGGGGCGAGAACACGGTCAGCGGGATCTATCCCAAGGGCTCGAAAGCCGGCCTCATTCACGAGGACCTCGGTGAGCAGATGATCCAGACGGGAGTCGGGATCGGGACGGGACGCATGAAGGCGTTCATCGACCGGTGGCAATGGAAGTGCGGGCTTGCCGTGCGCGACTGGCGCTACGCGGTTCGTATCGCCAACATCGACGTGTCCAACCTCGTCACGGAGTCCGGTGCTGCCGACCTCATCAAGTTGATGATCAAGGCGATCCACCGTTTGCCTGACCTCTCCTCGGGACGTCCGGTGTTCTACTGCAACCGCACGGTGCGCGAGATGCTCGACATCCAGGCGCTCACCAAAGCGGCCTACCAGTTGAACATCGACAACGTGGACGGGAAACCGGTCACCAAGTTCCGCGGCATCCGCATCGAGACCTGCGACCAGATCCTCGAAACCGAGTCGGTCGTCGCCTAACCCTAACGCCCCCGGGCAACCGGGGGCACAACCAAACCTCAAAGAGAACATCCTATGATATTCGACAGACAGAACATGTTCAGCGACGGGCAGGCAATCAGCGGCACGTCGGCAACCGGTTCGACCGATTGCATCGACCTGGGCCCCTTCTATTCGGGAGTGGGCGGAGCCAACCTCGTCAAAGACCTCGGCGTGGGCGAAGACATCTACCTGAGCGTGAGCGCTTCGGGTGTGTCTGGAACCAACCCGGTGGTGACAATCGCCATCGAGACGGACAGCAGCGCTTCCTTCGGGTCGGCTACTACGCTCGCCTCATACGGCCCGGTCGCCTTGCCTGCAGCGGGCGGACAGGTGCTCAACCTCTGCTTGCCTTTCGGGGACTACAAGCAGTTCGTTCGGCTGAAGTTCACGCAAGGCGGGACCTCGCCGGTGGCTACCTACAAGGCAGCACTCACCCGCGGCGTCCAGGCGGTGAAGAACTACACCGACGCAATCGTCATCAGCTAAGGCTAGGGTATGGCAAAAGTACGCGTCAGAATCACTCGTGCCGGTTTCATCGGCAACCAGTTGCGCCGCGTGGGCGATGAGCTCACGTTGGCCGACGAGAAGTACGTCAGCAAGGTGTGGATGGAGGTGATCCCCATGCCCGAGCAGGCGAAAGAAGTTCCTGCGCCCGAGCCTGACGCGGACGCTAAACCCAAGCGCAAATAAGTAGAGGGGGGCGGGGAAACCCGCCCCTCTTCCTTCCATGGCCACATCCATCGTCCAGATCTGCAACACCGCTCTTGCCCGCATCGGGGTGAGCAACTTCATCGACTCCATCAACGAGGCATCGCAGGAAGCACAGGTGTGCAAGCTTCTGTACGAGCAATGCCGCGATCGCGTGCTGCGTGAGGCGCATTGGCCGTTCGCTCGAGCCTACGCCACGCTCGCCCTGGTGAGCGACAACGAAGGCAAACCCTGGGCGAACGAGTGGCAGTACGCCTACCGCTACCCCACCGACGCGATGGTGGTGTGGCGCATCTTGACGCCGCTGGGCCCGCGGCAGGCTATCGCAGAACCCTTCGACGTGGGCTACGACAGCACCGGGCGCATGATCTTCACCAACATGAAGGATGCCGCCATCGAGTACACCAAGCGGGTGGAAGATGTCGCGCAGTTCGACCCGTCGTTTTCTTCGGCACTCGCCTGGTTGCTCGCCGCCGAGATCTCCATGCCCCTGTCAGCAGTGGACGCCCTGCGCAAGCAGGCCCTGCAGATGTACCAGGCAGAACGCGACATGGCGCACCGCATCAGCTTCAACGAGGGTGAGCCCACCCGGGACATCGACACCGAGTTCTTGAACACCCGCGGGTACGCATCGAACACTTTCGCCGGGGATGACGCAGTGAGCAAACTGTTCCCCAGCGGCTTCTCTGTCTCCTAATGCCATCGACCATCCAGCGCTCGTTTGCCGGCGGGGAGATTGCACCTTCCCTGTACGGACGATCCGACCAAGCGAAGTACCAGACCGGTCTTCGCACCTGCAAGAACTTCATCATCATGCGCCACGGTGGGGTGACCAACCGGCCCGGCACCAAAATGATTGCTCAGGTCGCAGACAGTTCACGCTCGGTGCGCCTGATGAAGTTCGTCTTCAACGCCGAACAAACCTACGTGCTCGAGTTCGGGCACCTGTACATCCGCTTCATCAAGAACGGGGTGCAACTGTTTTCTGGAGACGACCCGTATCAGATCACAACGCCCTACCAGGAGCAGCACCTGCGCGACATCCAGTACGTGCAGTCGGGCGACGTGATCACGCTCGTGCATCCGAACTACGCACCGCGCACGCTTTCTCGAACCGGCGACACATCGTGGGCCCTTGCTACCATCACCTACGCGCCGAGCGTTGCAGCACCAACCAAGATCACCATCGACGGCACTGCAGGCACCGCCTCGCAATACATGGCCACGGCGGTGAAGGAGCTCACTTACGAGGAGAGTCTTCCCTCAGCGATTGTCGGAAACACCAACGCAACAGCTTCGACTTCAAACAAGAACACGGTGACGGTTGGCGCCGTCACGGGCATCTACGAGTTCAATGTCTACAAGCGCATCAACGGTGTGTTCGGCTACATCGGAACCGCTCGCCCGCCATTTGATCCGCAGGTGCGAACTTGGACCAGAACTGCGCAGCACGTCACCATCACGCTTCCGACGGGGCACCTCTACAACGCAGGGGAACCAATCTTCCTCAGTAACGCTGCAGAATCCACGTTAAATGGCGTGTTCACAATCGTGAACAACCCAGCGGTCACGGCGACGACGGTTTCGATTGCCAATCCCAGCGGGATCGTCGCCACGTCAGGTTCAGTGACGGTGTCCTACAACGCGACCTTTGTGGATGACGGCATTGCACCGGATACCACTGACACGCCCCCGCAGGAACGTAACCCGTTCCCTTCTGCCGGCAACTATCCCGGGGCGGTCTCATACTACCAGCA